TTTCTATTTCACAAACGGCAAGTGTTGCGCCGGCTGCGATTGGTGGCGGTCGTTGAGTTCGTTGGTTGGTGAGTGCATAGAATCTCCACCAGTCAGCGGCGAAGAAAGAGTGGATATTTTGGGGCTTTCGAGTTCGTCAATGGGATTGCCTTCCGGTCATGTCGTGACTGGCCGAGAACACGTATGCGGCGAGTTCAAGGACGAGTTCGAATGGCGATCCCTTCCGGTGCCATACCTCAAGCGAATAGGGTTTCCGCCATGATCGCCACCCTGTTCCTGCTGCTTGCCGTGGTGTTTGCCCTGCTCTCGACCACCGGCGTCCCCGAGCATCCGCGCTGGCACCACCTGTCGGCAGCGATCCTGTTCCTGGCGCTGGCACTGCTCGCCGGCCACCTCCCGTGGCCTGCGCCATGACCGATTTGCCGGGCTACTGGATGCACGAGACATCGGGTGTGCTGCGCCCAGCGGTCGAAGCCTATCTCGACGGCGGACCATTGTCGGCCGATCAGATAGCGGCGCTGCGTGCCTACCTGCGGCAATGGGTCATGTCGCCGCTATGGGACGAGAACCCGCACGCGACGGAAGGCCACCGGCAATGGTTGGCGATGCAGCGCCGACTGGTCGACTGCCTAACCTCGCGCTCAACGATAGAGGTCTGGATCGCGGGCGCGGTAGAGATGGGCATGGACCCGCTATGACGCTGGCCCAGGTGCTCGCATCGGTCGACCGCGACAGCCGCGATGCGCTGATCGAGGACGTCGAGGACGCGCTCCTTGGGCATACGCCGGCCGAGGTGTTTCTCGCGATGGCATATTTTTTGGCGCTCGCCATCGACCGCATGCGCTGCACCGATTGCGAGGCGCTCATCGACGACATGCCGGAGATTTTGCGCTCCGTCATACGGCACGAGAGCGACACGGTGACCCTGCAATGACCCGATCCGCACGCGCCCCCGATATCGCCACCTCAGGTGCAAGCGCGCTTGCACCGATATCGCCCGAGCGCAGCCAGCACGGCCGCGTCAAGCGGGCCCGCGAGACGGTGGCTGACGCATCCGGCGGCATCGGACGCCCATACGAGGTCGAAAGCCTGTTGAATAAGCTCGAACGCCGCGGCGATATCTCGCCGGAGCACCGACAAGCCGGCGAATTGTTCGCACGCCTCTTCCGACGCGCCCACCTCGACCCGCTGCGCTCACCCTCATGGCTGCGCCAGGGCGGCGGCACGCCTGCGCCGGACGGCGCAGACCACACCGAGCGCGCCCAGCAGAAAATCCACGACGCGGTCATTGCCTGCGGCGGCATGCACAGCCCCGCCGGTTGCGCATCGTGGTTCGTGCTGGGGGTCGAGATGTCGATCCGCGAGTGGGCGCTCAGGGAAGGCTGGAACGGACGAAGCCTCAACGAACACGTCGCCAAAGGCATCCTGTTGGGGGCACTGAGCGTTCTGGCACTACATTTTGGGCTCGAACCGCGCAAAAAGACTTGACAGGAAGTGTCGGACATGAGGGCGTTTATGAGCAGGATGCGGCAGTCGCCGCTGGAAGCCCGTACAGCGCGGGAAGAGCGGAACCCTATCCGAGATAGCGGAAAATGGTTTCCGGCTATCCAGCGGGCTCCAGAACGCTCCAGAAGGCAGGTCTAACGGGATGAGCGATAAGGCGGTTGCCAAGCGACCGCGCGGTCGCCCAAGCGTCTACCGCGACGAGATCGCTACCGAAATCTGCGATCGCGTTGCACACGGCGAAACCCTCACTGCCATCTGCCGAAGTAGTCATATGCCACCACGGCAAACAGTCGTCGATTGGCTTATACAAAATCGCCAGCCTTTTTCCAGCATGTACGCGCGTGCGAAAGAACTGCAAATAGAATGCTGGGCTGATGACTTGCTCGAGATTAGCGACGACGCGAGTAATGATTGGATGGAGCGCGAAGGCCGGGTCGAGCTGAACGCCGAGCACATCCAGCGGTCTCGACTGCGCACCGACAATCGAAAATGGCTGATTGCCAAGCTCCGGCCCGAGAAATATGGCGACAGCGTCGCGCAGCGTGTCAGCGCCGATGTGCCGCAAGAGCCGCAGGATGCCTACACAATCCTGCTGCAGATCGCCAACGACCCGACACAGCCGGCGGAGACGAGGTTGCGTGCGGCCTCGGCTGCGGCTGCGTATGAGCGGCCTAAGCTGACCAGCTCGATCAACCGCAATGAGAACGTCATCAGCATCGGTGAGGAGCTTGATCGCGCGCGTAAGAGATTACAGCGTGGCGAGGGGCCGATCATCGACATGGAGCCGGACGGCAAGGGCTAGCCTGTCGCACCACACTGTATGACGTAGCGCGACAGCCGTCGCAAAACGCTGTCCACGACATTGTGCGACAGCACGATCCCCAGCATATCCGCCACTCACCCAGCTGCAGCCCATTTGATACTCTGGGGCAAGGTCCAGAGCGACAACCAACAGTGCGACAGTGCGACACGTCAGGCCCGCCCGGCGCCTCGACACCGTCTCTATACGCACGCGCGCGCGAGGGTGGGGGGTGGTCGTGACCGGGTGGCCACCCGGGGGGTGCCGCCGCCGATGGGGGCGGCCTCGCTTTCCAGCACCCCCCTCTCCGATTACATGCGATTATTTGGCCTTTACTTGCACAAAGGTACATACCTCATGAGCGCCATCGGTTGACGATTTGTGTCTGAGGATCTCTCCGCCCTTATAGACGCCCTGGCCTCGTATGCCGGCGACCCGTTGGGTTTTGTGCGTTTTGTCTTTCCCTGGGGTGATGGTGAGCTCTCCTCCTCGCCTGGTCCTGAGCCCTGGCAGGCGGATCTGCTGCGGCGGGTGGGCGAGGGGTTGTCGCCGGACGAGGCGGTTCTTGAGGCGGTGGCATCGGGCCACGGTGTAGGCAAGTCGTCCCTGGTGGCGTGGCTGGTGTTGTGGGCGATGAGTACCGCGACCGACACCCGCGGCGTCGTCACGGCGAACACGGAAACGCAATTAAAAACAAAGACGTGGGTCGAACTGGCGAAATGGTATCGCCTATTTCTCGGCCGCCCGCTTTTTCGCTTGGAGGCCACCGCCCTATTCAGCGTCGACGCGGAGCGGGCGCGCACTTGGCGCACTGACATGATCGCGTGGAGCGAGCGCAACCCGGAGGCATTTGCTGGGCTTCACAACCAGGGTCGCCGCGTGTTTATGGTTTTTGACGAGGCCAGCGCCATTCCTCCGATCATTTGGGAGACGGCGTCGGGCTTTCTCTCGGACGCCGACACTGAGCGCCTGTGGTTTGCCTTTGGCAACCCGACCAAGTCGACGGGACGTTTTCGCGACGCCTTCACGGAGGGCAGCGGCTGGCACACGACGCAGGTTGATGCGCGGCGCGTCAGCTTCACTTCCAAGGGGCAGTTTGAGCATTGGGCTCGCGCCTACGGTGAGGACAGCGACTATTTCCGCATCCGGGTGCGCGGCGTGTTTCCGCGCAGCGGGGAGAGTGAGTTCATCAGCGCGGCGATTGTTGCTGAGGCCCAGCAGCGCGAAGCGATGCCGCAGCGGTTCGACCCGTGCGTCCTGGGCGTCGACGTGGCGCGTTATGGCGACGACGAGAGCGTCATCGTCGTAAGGAAGGGCCGCGACGCGCGCAGCATCCCCGCCACCCGGCTGCGGGGTCTCGACACGATGGCGCTGGCGAGCCGGGTTATCGAGTTGGCGCAGTCGCTCCGGGCTGATGCGGTGTTTATCGACGGCGGCGGTGTCGGGGGTGGGGTAATTGACCGCTGCCGGCAGCTGCGGCTCTCTGTCCATGACGTGCAGTTCGGCGCTCGCGCCGACCGCTCCGACCTGGTCACCGGGGGCGAGCGGTATGCCAACAAGCGGGCTGAGATGTGGGGTTCTTTGCGTGCTTGGCTGGTGGGCGGCGCGATTGAGGACAGTCAGGATCTGAAGGAGCAGCTGCTGGCCCCGACCTATGGGTTCAACAGCCGCGACGAGATCCAGCTCGAGCGCAAGGCGGACATGCGGGCGAGGGGCGTGCCGAGCCCCGACTGGGCCGACGCGCTTTGCCTCACCTTTGCGTTCCCGGTTGTCCCCAGCCTCGACGCTGGTGGTGAGCATCCGCACAAACCGCTTGTGGAGAGCGAGTACGATCCATTTGCGCCGGAGAGGATGTGGGCTTGATGGACGGTGATCTGCGTCTCTGGCCGCTGTGGCCCGCCGTCACTGGCGATATGCTGTTGCGGCCCTCCTATCCCTCGAGTCCGATGCCGCATTACATCTCGCTCGACCAGATCAAGGCGTATATTGGGGCGGGTGGTTCTTCCGATACGATCGACGGAGACTTCACCGTAACTGGCGGCGATATTGGTAATCTCAACTCACTGTTTACCGACTATGGCGCGCACGTTGTCCGTTTGTCGGATCGATTGTTTGTCGGCGCAGCGGCGGCCGTAGCCGCAGGCAACCACGCCAACAGCCCGGGCAACTGGCTGTCGCAACTGACCAACCTCAACTATACCGGCGAGTGGTCGCAGTCGGTCATTCTGTCGACCGTTGGCACGCTGGCGCTCACTGTTGGGTCGAGGACCAGCGACTCTCAGACCGCCACAGGGGGCACCACCGGGGCTGCGATCGGCATCAGCGGGTACGGGATCAATGACGACACCTCGGCAGCGGGGCCGTTCCCGAACCCGGCTGCCTGGGGCGGTTACTTTGAGGCGCGGCGCAGCGCGGGTGTGACCGGGTCCACTGTCGGCGTCGAGATCGACATCGGTAATTACGGTTCCACCTACGATGTGACGCCGCACCTCATAAGTGGGCCGGGTCAGACCTTGGGGTTGTCGATCGCGGCTGGTGGGGCGAGCGCACCCAACCCGGTCTCGGCCGGGCTGGTGTTCATCGACAATGTGGCGAAGTTCCGTAAGGGCATCATCTTCCACGACACCGCGCTGGATAACTCGGTTGGTGGTGGTGGCCGCGGCGTTGCGATGGAGTTGTTCACCGGGCAGAGTTTTCGGTGGCTCGATATCAACGATGCCGTGCAAACGGAGGTGTACGGCACGGCAGGCGGCCTGAGTGTTTCGGGCGGCATGAAGGTCGGCAATCCGAGCGGCGGCTTTATGGGCGCCGGTTCGGTCAATGCTCAGGCGCTATACATCAATGGCGTCGCAGCGGGTGGCGGTGGCGGTGGTGCCGCTTCGATCTCGATCGGCGACGCGCCCCCGGCCAGCCCGACGCAGGGCACCGGGTGGTGGGACAGCGCGGGCGGGCAGCTTTATCTGTGGTACAATGACGGCAACTCGTCGCAGTGGGTGCCGGCCAGCAACATGCCGGGGCCGCAGGGCGCGACGGGTGCTACAGGGGCCACCGGCCCGAATTGGACGGTGGGATCGGGCCTTACGCTCACCGGCAGTACGCTCTCTCTGACGACGCCAGCGCTCCCGCTCACGGGCGGCACGCTGACCGGGCCTGCGACTATTGCCACAGCAGGCGACGCGGTACTGAACCTGCAGAAAGTAGCAGGGGCGTTCTCGAACAATATTTTCGCCTTTACCGGCGCATCGCCCCGCTGGCTTGTACAGTTCGGCAATGAGGCGCTCGAGAGCGGATCAAATGCCGGCTCGGATTTCGGCATCCACCGCTATTCCGACGCAGGGACGTATGTCGGACAGGTGTTATCTATTGTTCGCGCAACCGGCACCACGACATTTTCCGGCGCTACGGTAGTTTCCGGCAGTGCGCTACTCAACGGACAGGTGATGGTCGCCAATGCGTCGCCGATCGACGCCACTGGCTTTCATGTTCAGCAAAACATAGCGGCCAGTGCGTCCAGCGTCATGATTACGGCAACGACCATCGACACAACAATCTATCACCACATCTTCCGGAACGCTACCGGGCAGGTCGGGGCGATTGCTACTAATGCCGCCGCGACAACTTATGCGACCTCATCGGATGGACGCCTCAAGACTGACGAGTGCCTGGCGGCAGACCTTACCGCACTGCGAGATACTAAAATCTGGGATTTTAATTGGAAGTCGGACGGCTCTCGGGGGCGCGGCGTCATTGCCCAAGAGCAGGAAGCCATTTTTCCAGAGATGATCGTGCGTCCTCCCGACGACATGCCCGACACACCGTGGATGGCGGACTACTCCAAGTTGGTTCCCGATCTTGTGGTCGGATGGCAGGCGCACGAGGCCGAGATAAAGACACTGCGGCAACAACTCGATGATGCCCTGGCGAAGCTCGATGCGCTAGAGGCGAAGCGGTGATCGACTTCCCGGCCAGCCCGACCCTCAACCAGAGCTTTACAGCTGGGGCTGCCTCGTGGCGCTGGGACGGTACGAAGTGGATCGCGCAGGGTACTGCCGTGCTCGCCGTCGCCGGCACTAGCGGCGATTTGCAGACCAACAATGGCAGCGGCAATCTCGGCGCGGTATCGCCTGCAACCTACGCGGCCGTAGCGCAGGCCAAGAGCGAGACGCTGGTGATAGCGGTATCGGACGAGACGTCCAACCTGACCACCGGCGCAGCCAAAGTGACCTTCCGGATGCCGTGGGCGATGACGCTCTCGGCAGTGCGTGCCAGCCTGTCGACGGCGAGCACCTCGGGCAATCCGGCGATAGACGTCAACGAGGGCGGTGTGTCGATATTCTCGACCGGACTGACGATTGACGCGAACGAGAAGACCAGCACGACCGCCGCCACCGCCGCGGTAATCAGCGATCTGAACCTCGCCGACGACGCCGAGATCACTATCGACATCGACGCGGCGGGGACAAATGCCAAAGGACTCAAGGTCGCGTTCATCGGAACGCGCGCATGAGCTACCTGATCAACCCGTTCGGCGGCACTCCTGTCGATCCGTTTTTCGCCAATGTCGTCCTGCTGTGCCATTGTGACGGGATCGACGGCTCGGCCAGTTTCACGGATATGTCCTCCTACGCGAATACGCTATCGCCATTTCTTACTACGGTAAGCACCACCGCTCCAAAATTCGGTACTGGCAGCGCCGATTTCACGACGATTGGCGGGTCGCGAATAGAAACGACTAACTTTAACCTGTTCCAGTTCGGCGCGGGCCAATTCACTGTAGAGGCGTGGGCATATTTCACGTCAACACCAACCGCCATCCGTGGGGTGCTTTCGCAGTTCGGCGGCTCGAGCAATCTTGGTTGGTTCCTCGGAACGTCCAGCGGCAATCTGAATTTCTACTACAGTACTACCGGCACAAATAGTCTCGTTGTTGGCGCGAGCTACTCTCCCACGCTTAACACATGGGTGCATCTCGCCGCCGATCGCGATGCCTCCAACGTGCTGCGGGTCTACACCGATGGCGCGGTGATCGCATCCGCCACTGTCGCCTCGACATTCTTCGCCTCGACACAGGTCGTATGTATCGGCAACGACAAAAATGTTAACCGCAACTTCTTCGGCCGCCTTGACGACATCAGGGTTACTAAAGGCACGGCAAGGTACGCGGGCGCGTTCACGCCGCCCATCGCAGCGTTCCCAAACCGATGAGCGGTTTCGTGCTCATCGCCGCGATGTCTCTTGTGATCCTGCACCGGGTCGATGGCGGCGAGGTTGCCGTCAGTCCATCGCACATCACAAGCATGCACTCACGGGCGCCGGCCAACCCGCAAAACAAGCTGGTCACCGGCGAGGCGCGCTGCATCGTGTGGCTCGCCGATGGCAAATTGTTGTCCGTTCTGGAGCCGTGCGAAACGGTTAAGCGATTGATGGACACGGTCGGAGCTGCGCAAAAATGATCCGTTCTTTGCTTTTGCTGAGGGTTCCCTGATGTTCGGTGGAGGCGCCAAGGCATCGGCGCCCCCGCCGCCCCCGCCGCCGCCCCCGCCGCCAACCCCGCCGACCTATGCGAGCTCGGCCGCGGTGGCGCCGCGCACGCAACCGCGGCGCTACGGGGCGCTGTCGGACAGTATTTTGACCGGGCCGCTGGGGGCGGTGACCCCGGGCACGACCGCCCGCAAGAGCCTCCTGGGTGAGTAGCTCGGGCGAAGCTCGCTTCGACCTGGGAACGCTGTGACCAGCGAAGCATTCCGGCGGTACGCCGACGCACGGCTGGCCGGGCTGCGCGGGGCTCGCGAGAGTTGGCTCGAGCACTGGCGCGACGTCGCCGGGCACGTCCTGCCGCGCCGCTACCGCTGGCTGGTCGCGGCCAACGACACCTCGCGCGGCAGCCAGATAAACCACCGGATACTGGATTCGACCGGCACGCTGGCAGCGCGCACGCTGGCGAGCGGCATGATGAACGGCATCACCTCGCCAACGAGGCCGTGGTTCCGGCTGCGCATCGAGGGGTACGAGGAGGATTACGAGGTCCAGTCGTGGCTGACCGATTGCGAGCGCCGCATGATGACGGTGTTCCAAGCCAGCAACTTTTACCAGGCAATGGCTATCATGTATTTCGACCTGGTGGTATTCGGGTCGGCTTGCGTCGTTATTTATGAAAATTTCGAGAACGTCATTCACTGCTCCAATCCGTGTTTGGGAGAGTTTTTCTTCGACTTGAACAACGACCTCGAAATCGGCACGGTGGCGCGCGAGTTTACCCTGACCTATTGCCAGCTGGTCGAGGAGTTCGGCGAGGAGAAGGTGTCGCGGGACGTGCGCGACGGCTACAAGGACGGCGCGCTGAAGAGCCGCGAGAAGGTGATCTGCCACATAATCGAGCGCAATGTCGGCGAGAGTGCCGGGGTGGCGAAGACCTTTCCGTTCCGCGAGGTCTACTGGGAGGTCGGTTCGCCACAGGACCAGGTGCTGCGGGCGCGCGGCTTCCACGACTGGCCGGTTATGGCGCCGCGCTGGGACGTGCAGTCCAACGACCCGTATGGCCGCAGCCCCGGCATGGACGCTTTGGGCGACATCAAGCAATTGCAGCAGGAAACGCGGCGCAAAGCGCAGGCGATCGACAAGATGGTGAACCCGCCCTTGTTGGCGGACGTGCAGCTCAAAAACCAACCGATGTCATTATTGCCTGGCGGCACGACTTATGTGTCGGGGCTCTCGCGCGATCGTGAAGGGGCGCGGCCGGTCTACACGGTGATGCCGCCGATCGCCGAGATGATGCAGGATATAAGAGAAGTACAACAGCGGATAAAAATAACATTTCACAACGATTTATTTACCGGCATCACCGACTTGACCACGGTTAGAACCGCGACCGAGATCGATGCGCGGCGGGAAGAAAAGCTGGTGCTTTTGGGGCCGGTGCTGGAGCGGATCCTGTCGAGCCGGGAGGGTTTGGGGTCGGCTATTGACCGGGTCTGGGGGATCATGTTCCGCGGGCAGCTGCTGCCGCCCCCGCCGCAAAGCCTCGCCGGCCAGGCGACCCACATCGAGGTCGACTACCTCAGCATGTTGGCGATGGCGCAAAAGGGCATCGCGACCGCCGGGATCGAGAAGCTGTGGGCGTTTGCCGGCAATCTGGCGGCGGTCAAGCCGGACATTCTGGACAAATTGAACGCCGATCAGACGGTCGACGAATACGCCGCCGCCCTCGGCGTTAGCCCCAAGATCATCGTCTCCGACGAGGATGCGGCGGCGGTTCGCCAAGGGCGAGCGCAGCAGCAGCAGATGGCGCAGGCGACCGAGATGGCGGCTACAGCCGCGCAGGGCGCCAAGACCCTATCAGAGACCGATGTCGGGGGCGGCATCAACGCGATGCAGATGATGCTCGGCAACGCCACGGCGCCGACGCAGGGAACATAACCGGATAGATGGCGAAAGGCTCCGAGCGGGCCAGGCTGCGCGCCGAACGCCGCGCGGAGTTGGCGGCGCTTGCCCGGCTGATGGAAGACCCGGCCGGGCGCCGCTGGGCGCGTCAGATGCTGGCCGAGTGTCACCTGTGGGTTACCTCGGGATCCACCAACGCGCTGGCTATGGCATTCCGCGAAGGTGAGCGGTTCATCGGCCTGCGGCTCCAACAAGAGCTGATACAGGCTAACGAAGATATGTACGCGCAAATGCTGAAGGAGGTTCGAGTTGAGCGACCAAGCCGGCCAAGTGCCTTCGGTGGAAACTACGACACCGGCGACGACACCTGGTCGGAGCGGGACTCCGACCGAGACGGAGACGACGACACCGGCTTCGCCGAATGAGGTGCCGCCGGAGGCGGAGGCCGCGAACCTGCTGCTTGAGGGCGACCCGGAGCCGCCGGCAGCGCAGGCGCCAGAGCCGTTCGACCCAGAAAAACTCACGGTGCCCGCCGGCATCGATCCCAACGATGCGGTTTTCACCGAGTTTACGAACTTTGCCAAGGAGGAGCGGCTCTCCGCGCCGCAAGCACAAAAGCTCACCGACTTCGCCGGCCAGATGCTCGAGGCTGCGACCCAAAGGCAACAAGCCAGCTGGGACAAGCAGAACAACGAATGGCTGGCGGAGATCAAGGCCGACAAGGAGTTCGGCGGCGACCGGCTACAGGATTCGGTCAACACGTTCAAGCGTGTTGCATCCGATCCGAATGGTCCGTTCGGTCCCGATTTCCTGAGCGCAATCCCAGCTGTCGGCAACAACCCGAAAGTTGTTATCCCGCTTCTTCGCGTAGCCCGCATCCTCTCCGAGGGCAGACCTGTTCAAGGTGGCCCGTCCGCCAATGGATCGCGCCAAGCGCAGACGTTGGGCGAAGTTTTTTATCCCAACAGTTCCCGTAACGACGGGACGCGCAGATGAGGATCTGACACATGGCAACGTTAGGCACTAACGTTATGACTTACGCGGACTGGGCCAAACGGGTCGAGGACGGGTACAAGATCGGCACGATCATCGAACTGCTCTCGCAGACTAACGAAATCCTGTTGGACATGCTGACCTTGGAGGGCAATTTAGCGACCGGCCATAAAACAACTATTCGCACCGGCCTGCCGACCGCGACGTGGAGGCTTTTGAACTACGGCGTGCCAGGGTCGAAATCGACGACCGCGCAGGTGGTCGACACCTGCGGCAACCTGGAGGCTTTCGCTCTCATCGACAGCGACATCGTGAACCTGGCCGGCGACAGGGAGAATTTCCGCGCCAGCGAGAACATGGCGTTCTTGGAGGGGATGAACCAGCAGGTTGCGACCACGCTGATCTACGGCAATGAGTCCGTCACCCCGGAGCGTTTCACTGGCCTCGCGCCGCGGTACTCGACGGTAAACACCGCAACCGGCGCCTCCGCCGCCAACGTCGTCGATATGGGCGGCACCGGCAGCACCAACACAAGCGTGTGGATCGTGACTTGGGGCGCAAATACCACGCACGGCATCTTCCCGAAGGGCAAGATTACCGGGCTGCAGCACAAGGACATGGGCGAGTGGCCGGTGCAGGATACAAACGGCAACACATACATGGCGTATCGAGATCACTATAAGTGGGAAATTGGACTGTCTGTCCGAGACTGGCGCTTTAATGCTCGGCTCGCCAACATCGACGTGACGCTGCTGAACGGCGGCTCGGCGCCGAACCTGATAAACGGGTTGGTGCGGGCGCTCTACCGCCTGCCGACGACGTCCTCGCGCACCACCAACATCCAAACCTCGGACAGCCCGAAGATCCAGGGGTCGATGGGTCAGACGGTGATCTACTGCAACCGGGTGGTCGCGACGTATTTGGACCTCCAAGCAATGAATAAAACAAACGTGCTGTTGAACCGCGAAGAGTTCGACGGCCGCGCGGTGACGACTTTCCGCGGCATCCCGGTGCGTATCTGCGACGCCATCCTGTCGACCGAAGCCCGTGTTGTTTAAGGAGCTATGAGATGATTGAAGACGGTGCATTGGTGTTCACCGGCACGCCCGGCTCGATCACCGCAAATTTCGACACGCCAACCACCGGCACCCAGCAGTCGACCAACATCATCGACCTCGTCAATGCGCGGGACATGGGCATCGGCGACGACCCGGCATTGAAGCTGCTCTGCACGGTTAAGACGACTTTTACTGCGGGCACATCGCTGCAGGTGCAGTTTCAGGGCGCCCCGGATGCCGGGGGCGGCACGCCTGGCACCTACGTGACCTACGTCGAGAGCGCGGCGGTGCTCGAGGCCGATCTGATCGCCGGCCGGTATCTCCTGCCGACCGACGTGCCGAGGCCGCCGCCGGGGGCGCCGCTGCCGCGCTTCTATCGGCTGCAATACGTCAGCGCCGGAACCCACAGCACCGGCCAGATCGTCGGTGCGCTCGTGCTCGACCGGGCCGACCGCGTCATCTACCCGGCCGGCTCGACCGTCCCGAACTGAGGAGCATCAAAGATGAAATACAGACTCCTGGCACGGCACACCGCTCCCGTCAGTGGCGAAGTGCTCGAGGCCGGCACCGAGGTCGGCGACGACACCGAGCATCCGTGGAAAAACCCCGATGGGTCGGACGCCGAGCCCTCGACCCAGATGGAGGCGCTCGACGACGCGGCGCGCGAGAAGGTCAAAGGGCTGCACCAGCAGCTCTACGGCTCCGAGCCCGACTGGAGCGGCAGCCAGAGCGAAGAGGTGCGGCAGGCCCGGACCAAGGAAAAGGAGGAGCAGGAGAAGCTCGACGAGGGTTCCGAGCCGGTCAGCGAGCAGCAGCACCTCGAGCGCGAGTGGGACAAGGAACGCGAAAAGCGCGGCCACGGCCCGCGGCGCGAGCCCGCGCCCTCTATCCCGTCCCGCGGCACACAGGCAGGCCAACCAATGGCACCGGGCGGTGCGCCGCCCGGCCCGGCGCGACAACCGTCGCACACCGCCACCACCGCGCCGACCCGCGGCGGCACCACCGCTCCCGCGCGCGGCGTCGCCACGCCAAAACCGCCGGAGGGGGACGAGGCGAGGCCAAAGAACCCCAACGAAGACCAATACCCCAAGGGGTGAGACATGGCCCGCTTCCGCCTGCGCGCGGCGCACCACCTGATGAACGCCGAGACGAAAAGCCCGGCGTGGCTGCCGGGCGACACCGACAACCAGCACCTCGGCGACGAGAAGGGCACCGTGGTCGGCGACGGCACGCCGTACCCGGTCGAGAGCGCCACCACCGAGATGGTCCCGCTTGATGCGGAGGCGGAGGCGATGCTCGCGGCCGAAGAACAGCGGCTGGCGCGCAACGGCGGCACGATGACGCCGGTCGACCAGCTGCCCGGGACCACCGGCGACGATTACGAGAGCCGCTATGTGCCGGGTTCCAACCGGCAGCGGCCTCGGTCGGAGCCCCGCTCCGACCAGGCGGGCAAGGGGGCGTCGTGATGAGACACATTGCGCTGGCACTGGCCTTTGTGCTCGGCACCTCGCTCGACGCCGAGGCGCAGACCTTCGTGGCCCCGCTCAACCAGGTGGAGATCGATCAGCAGGTCAGCCCCGCCGCCGCTTCGAGCTTCCTGTTCAGCAGTCCGAGCAAGGCCCTGGCCTCGCTGACCGTGGTCGCGGGCGCCAGCGCCGGGTTCGTGCTGGTGCTCGATGCGGCCAGCTTGCCGGCGAACGGGGCAGTCGCGTCCTGTGCGGGGCCGGCAACGGCGCGGCCGTGCCTGATGTGGTGCGCCCCGGTCGCCGCCAACGGCATCGTCGACAAGCAGTGGAACTCGCCGATGTCGTTCACGACCGGCGTCCTGGCCGCCTTCAGCACGACCGGCTGTGCTTCGCTTACCGCGAGTGCCACTGCGCAGATTTTCGGCCAGGCGCCGTAGGAGATACCAAGCCGGAGTTATCGCTTTGCCTCACAGAGAATCCACGACATTCGTAGCTTCAACGACCGCTGCCCACGGGGTCTCCCCCTCACGGGACCTTTACCCTGGCTGCACCAGGAACCTACAGACCCCGCAGGTCTCACACAGTCTCCACTCGCTTTCGGGCTTGCGCCCCGTTCCCGCCCTCCTGGCGGTACCCAACAACGCGACAGTCTGCACCAGCCACGCGAGCGTCAAGTGCGATCTGTTCGGATTTGAGACAATGCAATAGGAGCCGATCAAAATGCCTCTCTCAACCGACGAGTTCATCTTGACCAAAAAGGTCGTCACTGGGGTGGTGGATCCCGAACCTATCGCGATCGCAATACGCCATATCCTGGAGGCATCGCCCTGCGGCGATGATCCAGGGTGGAGCGACTTGGTAATGGAAAATGGCGAAGAGTGGACGATCGCTACGCCGTTCGGCGAACTCGTACCGACATCGCGCACTCCATGAGGAAGATCCTGGCGCTGGCGTTGGCGCTGTGCGCCCCATGGCCGCTCGCGGCGCAGAACGCGATCACGCAGGAGGGCACCGTCCTGCAGAACTCGCCGATGATGTTCCGCGGCAACAACCGCGCTCGGCAGGGCGCGACCGTGAGCGGCGCCCCAACCGGCCAAACCGTTACGACCGGCGACAGCGTGGTCGGAGGCCGCTGCGACTACAGCGCACCAACCGATGACCCGCTCGGGTACTACCGGATGTGCATCGACGCCAAAACCGGCACGATCAGACTCGATGGGACCAAGACGCCGCCCCAGGGTACAATCAAAATCGTTATCAACGGCACGAGTTTCGAGTTGCCAGGGACGGCGGCGCTTGTCGGATCGGATGCCGCTGTCTCCAACACCGCCGCGCTCAAAAACGTTATCGGCACCCCAGGCAAACATATTTTGAGGCTTGGTTTTTGGGGGCCAGGCGATGGCGGGGTGGCCTCCTATAATTGGCAGGATGGTAATTGCGCTGCGGCCGATGATGGTGCGCAGGTGCAGCCAAGCGGCACTGGATGCTGGGTCGCGGATTTCACCGATCTGACGGCGGCAAGTGTTTCTGTCTGGGGCGTGGACATGACCGCCACGATACCGTCGGAGGCGATGTTTCAAAAGGCGATCAACTGGCAGATGTCCACCAGAGGCAGTTGTCTCCTGGTTCCGGTTGGCGGTGTTCGATTAGAGAGTGCTTTGGTGTGGAGCGGACAAAAGGTGTGCATACGCGGTGTCGATAGGTATAAATCTGCCATCTTCCAGATTTCGACAGGGGACGACATCTTCAGGTTCAACGGCCCCGCTTCTCCTGACTATTACTACGGGGCTACCATCTCCGATCTGGCGCTTATCGGCCCTGGTATGCAGGTTCACTCAAACGGGTCAGGCATGGTGTTCGGCCGGGTCACTGATATAGATATCAAAGACGTTATTATCAGCAATACCTACGAGGGCATTCGCGCGGTCGATGCCGGTATTGTGAACCTGACGCGGGTAAAGGTTCAACAAACCAAGAGCACCTCGTATTCTTTTGAGGGCCAGGACACTGTGAGCTTCCCCAATGGCCCGCAGGCCGTCTACATGACCGACTGCACCAGCTTCTCCGGTCCAACGCTGCCTGAGGCGCAGCACCAAACTGCTCCCAGCATCAACGTTAATGCGGTAGGAGAACTGCATATCAACGGTGGCACGTTTGTCGGCGGTTTTTATGGAATGTATGTTAAGCCAAGCACTGCTCACGGTGCGCGCTACATCTACGCCAACAACGTAAACTTTGAGAGCGCGCGCAATTTTGGCGTCGTGCTGGATAGCCGTGACGGCGGCACGATAAGCGAGGTAACGTTTACGGGCGGACGGATAAGTCACAGCGAGGTTGGAAACAACCTCCGCGTTATGGGTCCGCGGAGTTTCAACGTAGTATTTAGTGGCGTTACCCTGGTGGGCTCTGGGGCGGCGAATGTTGTGATCGAAAACGTGCGCGGAATAACTTTCACCGGCAATCATTTCCTGGCATCCAACCTCTCCTTCCAGAACCTGTCCGCTATCGAGGTCAATGGCGGCGAGAACATCGCGTTCGTGGGCAATTTGTGGGGCGACTGGATGGATGGGGGACACCCCTACACCACTTACAGTCTCTTTGTGGATGCGGCCTTTGCCGGCGGATTGCTCGTCGTCGGCAATGACATGCGCGCAAACACTACCGCTCCTATCCTGAACAACGCGCCGACATCGAACTGGAAGTTCGCGAACAATCTGGGTCTGCCGTGATGACAACTCGGATTGATGTTGCCCGCGAGGCATTGGCCCAGATCGGCACGCGGTCGAAGATCGTCTCGCTGGATGATGGGAGCGCGGAGGCGACGTACATCAACCTTCTGTACGGACCGATCCGAGACTTCCTGCTGGTCGATGGCGATTATGACTGGTCTATGGCAGTTCAAAACTTGCCTGTAGAGGCGCCTGGAAATCCAGGGCCGTGGAACTATTCCTACGCATATCCTTCAGGTGCGCTGCGCATTCGCCAGTTAGTTCCCACAAATATGCGCCCTCTGGACCCGTTTCCGGTCGAGTGGAACGTGATAGGTAATGGCGGCGTCCGAACGATTGTTGCCTCGCATCAGATCGAAATCATACTGTATACGGCTGCTGTTATCGAGGATCTGTGGGACGCGATGTTCCGCGAGGCATTTGTGCGGATGCTCGCGAGCGCGCTGGCCTTCGCGCTGGAGAACCGGATCGAAGCCAGCAAGGTCAAGTTGGACGAGGCGCTCGGGTTCGCCGGCATCACCAAACTGCGGGATATGTAGATGACGATCGAAGCGATCTGCAACCAGGCGCTCGATCTGATCGGGTACAAGCGGCACATCGGTTCGGTTTGGGATGGCAGTCCGGCCGCGCGTGTCGCCCTCAACGCCTGGGGCGATACACGAGACACGCTTCTTATGGCAATGCGGCCAGACTTCTCGATATGGGATGACCCTCTCACACCGTGGAAGACGGCCCCTCCTTACTACGATGACATCCGAGTGTGGACATCTGATACGGACCCGGACCTTCCGTGGCGTTATGAGTATATATTGCCAACCGATTGTTTGGTGCCGCTGGCGATCAAACCGCGCCCACATTATTTGCCGATATGGCGACCTCTCCCGATGCGCTTTCGAGTGAAAGATGCTCACGGTACGTCTGTACTGTTAGGAGATGATCCGGCGCCGATACTGACATCTGTTCACAGTGTTATAGCTGTGGATCTGTGGCACAACGATTTCATCGAGGGAATGGTGCGGGTACTGGCGAACAAGTTTGCGCCGGCATTGGTCCATGGCGCAGTCGAGAAAGAGAAGAGCGATGCCGACAACCCCAGATGACATCGTCAGCGAAGCGCTGGTCGAACTCGGGCTCGACGAGGATGTCGACATATACGCCGGCTCACACGCTGGCAATGCGGCGCGCAGGGTCTACGATACGGTGTTGCGGTCAATGTTCGCAGCGGCACCGTGGAATTTCGCACGCCGGCAACGCCAGCTCGACATGCGCGCCGACCGCCGCGGCGTTTACCTCAACAACCGAACCGTCCCTGAACCGTGGGCCTACGGCTACGAGTGGCCGACTGACTGCGTGCATGTGCGGCAAGTCCTGGCGCTCAACGCTTACACGCTCGACCCATCGGGGGCACCCGTGTACGCCGCGCCTTGGTGCAATCTCGCCCTCGCCGGAGCGGCGCCGTTTGCGGTCGGCGATATGCCGTGGCCCAGCGACGTCGCCAGCGACTGGCCGCTCGTCGAGGGACACAGCCCTGAATCGACGCGCGCGGTCTTGACCGACCAGCTCGGCGCGGTCGCAGTCTACACAGGTCTTGTGCAGTACCCCGACAGCTGGCCGCCGCTGTTCAAACGGGCGTTAATCGCCACCTTGGCCGGCCGCATCGCGCTGGCCGCCGTGGAGGACAAACCAGCCGCCCGCGCGTTGCGCGGCGACATGGCCGCCATCGCGCGCGACGCGCTTATCGATGCGCGGGTCCAGGACGCCAACGAAGCCTGGACGGTGCGCGACCACGTTCCTGACTGGCTCGCCGCCCGCACCGGCGCGGCAACGCCGATCGTTTTCAGCTAATGGCGCGCAGCGCGCCGGACCCCGAAGCTCCGCAGACCGTACCGCAGAACAGCTTTGCCGCCGGCGAGGTGGCGCCGGGCCTCTATGGCAGGCAGGATCTGCAGAAATACGGCACCGGCTGCGCCGTCATGCGCAACTTCTATGTCGATCCGCGCGGCGGCGCCACGATACGCCCGGGCACGCAGTTTATCGGCTATCCTGCTACTCCCGGCTACTGCCGCCTGATCCCCTTCCAATTCTCGCCGGATGTCGGCCAGAGTTATGTGTTGGTGTTCAGCGCCGGCCATATTCGCTTTATCAAAAACCCTGGTACGCCCTCGTATCCGAACGGCTCGAATGCCGGCTTCATCCAGAGTGGCGGGTTCCCTTACGACGTGCTGACCCCATACACCGAGGCGGACATTCGCGAGCTGCACTATGTGCAGATGGCCGATGTAATGTGGCTCGTGTGCCGCAACCGCACCCGCAAGAAGTTGTCACGTTACGCGGACGACAACTGGACCCTGACCGAGGTGTCCTCGACGCCGAGTATCGCCGCGCCGGTGATGTCGAGTGTCACTGTCAGTGCCGCGCCGTCCGGGGTGACACCGGCCCCAGCGGTAGAAACCAGATATATGTACGCCGTCTCGGCAGTAAGTACGGACGGCGATGAAAGCCTGCCGTCGGTGCCGATGGTCAGCGATGCCGGGATCAATATCGGGCTCACGCAGGGTACCGTGACGGTTCGCTGGAATGCGACAGGCAGCCCGGCGTACTACAAAGTATGGAAAGCGTTACCGGCGCACGGTAACCGCGTGCCGCTGCCACATGAGCAATTTGGCTTTTGTGGCTACAGCTACGGGGTCGAGTTTACCGACAGCAATATCGTGGCCGACTTCACGCAGGCGCCGGTTCAGGCAGCTGACCCGTTCGCGCCGGGCGCGCTTACCGGCTACGCAATCTCGAATATCGGCTCCGGGTATATGCCGGGGGCTACGACCATCACGGTTGTAGACTCTACCGGGACAGGCGCGCTCGTCTATCCAGTGATGGGCAGCAACATCGCTGGAACGGCGGGCGGCGTTGTTGGCCTCTACATCGCCGACCCTGGCCGCGGCTACACCGCGCCGACCGCAACCGCTGTCGGTGCCGGGACCGGGTTCGCTGCCACCTTCACGGTCGGCCCCTCGAGCGGCCTCGATCCGGCCACGGTCGGCCTCTTCCAGCAACGCATGGTCTACGCCTCGAGCATCAACAAGCCGGTCTCGCTGGCTGCCTCGCGCCCCGGCAGCCCGGACGATTTCCGCAAGAGCAACCCGGTGACCGATGGCGACGCCTTCCAATTCGACATCTTCGACACGCAGGTCAGCCGCATCTTTTGGCTGCATGCAATGCCGGGCGGACTCCTGATCGGCACCAATTCCGGGGTGGTGCAGCTGACCGGCGGCAGTTCGCAGGCTACCAACCCTGTGGCGGTCAGCGCCACAAATGCCGTGATCGTGCCGCAATCGCAGTTCGGTTCAGCCGATGTCGAGCCGATCGTCGTCGACCACAACGTGCTCTACGTGCAGACCGAGGGGACGGTTCGCGAACTGACCTTCAATTTCACTTTTAACATCTATGCCGGCGGCGACCTCACGATCCTGTCCAACCACTTCTTCGACCAGGCGCGGGTGCTCGATTGGGCCTATGCCGACGCACCCAATAAGGTGGTGTGGGCGGTGCTCAATACCGGCACGCTCCTCTCGCTCACCTACCTCAAGGCTCAAGAGATCGCCGGATGGGCGCGGCATGACACCCCGAACGGCATCGTCGAGTCGGTCGCGATGATCCAAGAGGGCGAAGTCAACGCGGTGTATTTCAGCGTGCAGCGCTTCGGTTCGCGCTGGATCGAGCGGCAGGCACAGCAGCGGTTGTTCCAGGCGAGCGATGCGTGGCAGCTGGATGGTGCGTTATCGACCGTTTCCAATTATCCGAACTGCCAACTGGATATTGGCAATACAACCGGGACACAGATCGCCATAGCCTCGGCCGCGATCTTCCTGCCGGGCCACGTCGGCTATCACATCCACGCGGTAAACTCACGCGGCACCATCGTGCAGTACGACAGCCCGACCCAGGTGCTGGTCGCCATAGACCCGGACAGGCCGTTTTTTGCTCAATCCATGTATCCGGGGCTGTGGCGCCTGGACCCGGTGCTGAGCACCGTCACCGGGCTTGGGCACATGGAGGGCACAAGCGTCTACGCCGCGGTCGACGGCACCCTGCAGGGGCCATTCACCGTCACGGGGGGTGCGATCACGCTGACCACACCGGGATCGCAGATAGTGGTGGGATACCGCTTCTCGGCGCAATTGCAGCCGCTCTACATCGAGACCCCTGGTGCCGCCACGATCCAGGGGAAGAGAAAGAAGATAGCTGCTGCCTCGATCCGGGTGCGCAATACATCGGGGCTCAGGTACGGACCAACCTTCAACGACCTCTTGCCGTGGAACGAGGGCACTTCGTCGACCGACGATCCGGTCGTGCTGCCCTATCGCGCTTGGGGTCTCTACTCAGGCGACCAGCGTCTGTGGCTCGATCAGGAGTTCTCGATCGGCGGCTGGGTGTGCATTCAGTCCGACGGCGGGTATCCGGCCACGGTGCTCTCGATTTATCCCGAATTGGCGCAAGGCGACGTCATCTGAGGATCGTCTGCCGCGGCGCCGACTATCTCGACCCCGGTGCCATCGTCCCGCGCCTGCGCCCGCGCGATGCCGAAGCGCTGTTGCGCCTCGGCGATCCGGTGCGGGTCGTCGAGGCGGGCCTCGCCAATTCCGTCGCCGCCTGGGCCGTCGACGTCGACGGCGAGATTGCCGTGCTGTGGGGCGTGCGGGTGGTCAACCTGCTCGACGACAAGGGCTACGTCTGGATGCTCGGAACGACCGCGATCGAGCACCACCGGGTCGCGTTCCTGCGCCACAGCCGTGCCGCGCTCGGCGAGCTGCGCGGGCGCTACAGCCTCCTGTACGGCGAGATCGAGAGCGACTTCGCGGCTTCCGTCCGCTGGTTGACCTGGTGCGGCGCCCGGGTTCGCAAGCTCCCGCACCCGGAGGGGCATTTGGTCTTCACGATAGAGGGCAGCAGGAAATGGCGGCTGGCGGGGTAGGTCTCGGGCTATCGGGTCTCTCGACCGTGATGGGCATGGTCGGCGGCATAACGCAAGGGCAGGCGGCTGGGCGGCAGGCCGAGTACACCGCGCAGGTCGCGCGTAACAATCAGATCATCGCGCAGCAAAATGCCGAGTACGCGAGCCAGGCCGGCGAGACCCAGGCACAGGCGCAGGATTTGAAGAACCGTGCGCAACAGGGTTCGATTGCCGCTTCGCAAAGCGCGAGCGGATTGAGCTTCGACAGCCCGTCCCTGGTGGATGTGCGCGAGGGGGCGGCGCAGATCGGCCGGCTCGACACCGCCAATGTGGCGCAGAACGCGGCACTACGGGCACGCGCCTACGAGGCCCAGGCAGCCGATTACGGCGCCCAGGCCGGTCTGCAGACTGCCGCTGCCTCCGACGCCCGCCGCGCCGGGACCATGAGCGCATTCGGCTCGCTGTTGAGCGGGGGCGCGAGCTTCGCGGACAAGTGGAACCGCTACATGCCATCGACGGGCGCCGTGTAATGCCGACCTTGCCGGCCACCGGCTACGCCGTCCCGCGCGCGCCCAGCGTCGACCCGCTCGCCGCCGCGCCCGAAACCTACCAGCAAATCCCGGCACCAGCCGGTGCGTTCGGCGCCGCCACCGCGACCGCTCTGTCGGGGCTCGGCACCAGCCTCGAGAAGGCCGCCGGCTCGCTCGAGAACATCCAGGACCGCTACGACAAAGCGACCGCCGACGAGCAGACCAACGCGGCGATGGACCGCATCAACAAGCTGCGCTACGGCGACCCGAACGACCCCACCGATGTCGGGTTCCACGGTTTGACCGACCGCGGGGCGATGGACGCCTACAAGCCCTACACGCAGAACGTCGCGACCGCGATTGCCGAGGGCCGCGCCAACCTGACCCCGTCGCAGCAGCGCCGCTACGACGAGCGCATGCGGCCGTACCAAGAGCACGCGATGAGCGCAGCCGGGGCGCACTACGCCACCTCGGTGCGCGAATATCGAAGGAAGGAGCTGGACTCCTCGATCAAGGTCACCGGCGGCAACCTGCAGACCGCCGCCGCGGAGGGCAACCAGAGCGCGTTCGCCGAGTACGCGGACCAGCAGGCGAAGCTGATCGATGACAGCTCCGATCTGACCCCGGCGCAGAAAGACGAGCACAAGCAGCGGCTCAGAAAGGAGAACGCCAAGGACTGGGCCACCGGCATGTTCGCGCGCGGCGACTACGACGGCGCCGAGCGGTTCATCAACAACAACAAGGGCGCACTGGGCGATTATTGGCAGAGCCTGACCGAGCAGCTGAAGCCGCACCGCGAGAGGGCGGAAGCGCGGCGGCAGACCGGCGAGATACTCGGGACGGGCGCCGGCGGCGGGGGTGGCGGTGGTGCGAGCCGCGCCACAGGCTTGATCCCGTACACGCCCGGCGGCGAGTTCCTCACCGGCACCGGGCTTAATGCCGAGCAGTATCAGATATTCCGCAGTCATCTCGCTTCCCGCGAAAGCAGCAGATACGACCAGCCGCCCAACACGGGCGGATATAGCGGACGCTATCAGTTGGGCAGGACCGAGATCCGGGAGACGGCGGAGCGCCTGGGCGTGCCGGTGCCGAGCCAGCAGGAGTTTCTCGGCAATCCCGAACTGCAGGAACGCTTTCTCGAGAGCTACACCCTCGATCACCACAAAAGCCTGATGGCGCAAAGCGCAGCTTATCGCAACGCCTCGCCGCAAGAGAAGGCGGGAATCCTGATGGGCGCCCACCTCGGCGGGGTGGGGGGAGTCACCGCCTACCTCAACAGTGGCGGAAAGATCGACCGGACCGACAGCAACGGCACGCGCATCAGCAATTATATCGGCAGCATGCGGCAAGCTATGGCCGGCGGCGGCGGTGCGCCGGCGCAGCCGCCAGCGAGTGCGGGCGGCGAGACGCCAACAACCGGAACGGTCTCGATCACCGGCACCGATGGCAAAACCTACACGGTGTCGCAGGACGTAGCGACCCAGCACCGCTCGATCCAAAAGCCAGAGATTGCGCAGAAGTTTCTGGAAGAGGCAGCCAAGACCACGCTCACGCCACCCGTGCCACCCGGGGCCGCAGGCTCATCGGCACAGGCGCCGATCACCGCTGTCGGCGACTCTCTCGCGGCGCACCTCGTCCGCCGCGGCGGGGCGCAGGGCAAGGAGGATCGCACCCGCGTCGGCAGCTACCGTGAGGGCGACACCGCGGTATCGGGCTGGAACCCGGACCAGGTGCTCGGCGAGATCATCCCGAAGATCCCCGAGGGGCAGGTCAAGGACAGGGCGGTTGCCTTGTCGACCGGCATCTCGAACGCCACCAAGGAAGAGATCGACCGGCATCTAACCGAGACGGTCCCGGCCCAGATCGCCGCCCTGCGCGAGCGCGGCGCAAAGAACATCGTGCTGATGGGGGTCGGCACCGACCCCAAGCTGGCTGGCGTCAACGATCGGCTGGCGCAGATCGCGGAGCAGAACAAGGGCGTCGGCGTCATCTTCGCCGGGCCGCAGCGCAAGACCGGTGGCGACAAGATCCATTCCACCGACCCGGCCGCCGAGATGACGGCAGTGCGCGGGGCGTTGGCTGCAGCCGGAGGGGCTCCCGCCGGGGCAGAACCCGCCGCGACCACCGGTAGCAGCACGCCGCCCGCGACACCGGCGACCGCAGCCCCCGCCGCTGTGCTAGGCCGGCCAAAGGCGGCGGACCTCGACGCCAACCTCGCCGAGGTTCAGCGCCGGGTCGCCGCCGGGACGATGACCCCGGAGGTCGCCGAGAAGGTCGAAACCCAGCTGCGCCACGCCCACAGCCTGTGGCAGACGCAGACCGCCGCCGAACGCACCGCGCTCGACAAGGAACTGAAGGACGGCGTCGCAGCGCTCGCCGACGGCAAGGAATGGACCGTGCCGGTCGACCGCATCCGGCGCTTGCTACCGGCCGACAAGGCCGCCGAGCTGCTCGAGGTCGCCGACGACGCACGCACCGGCGGCGGTTTCATCTCGACCGTGCGGACCCAGGCACCGGCGGACATCGCCGCGCAGCGCGCGCAATTGGCCGCCGGCACCGACGACCCCACCGCCAACAATTACGCCAGGCGCAGCAGGCTTCTCGAAATCTACGACGAGGTCGTGCAGAACCACGTGGCCGGGCTTGCCAAAGACCCGAGCGCGTATGTCGCCAATTACAGCCCGCAGGTTAAGGCCCTCTACCAGCAGCAGGCGCAGCTCGCCAATGAGGCCCAGACCGCCATCCCCGGAACGCCAGCCGGTGCGGCAACCATCGATGCGGCCCAGCGCTCCTTTGCCAATTACGCGCACGCGACACTCGCCGAACAGGAGCGGCTCGGGGTGCCGGTGCAGAAGCGGTCGATCCTGTCGGATACCGAGGCGGGCAACATCGCCGCCGGCATCGCCCGGATCGACGCCTCAAAAACCGACCCGGCAGCGGCGATCAACCAGGTCGCACAGCGCTACGGCCAGGGCATGGGCACCAACGATCACTGGCCGCAGGTCTACAAGGAATTGGTCACACGAGGCAAATTGCCCGGGCCCTACCAGGTGCTCGGCACGATGGACCGCGAAGATCAGAAGGTCGCCGCGGCCGATCTGTCGCGGGCGATGGGCGTCATCGCGCAGAAAGGCGGCATGGCCGCGGTCAAGGCCGGCGCCACCGACCAGGCGAAGGAGATCGACAAGCAGGTCGAGAGCCAGCTGGAGAAGTTCCGCTATTCGACCGGGCCGAACGAGGGCGGCATCAAGCTGTACGAGACTGTCCAGGAGGCGGCGCAGGCGCTGGCCTATTACTACGCCTACCGCGGCGAGAACGCCTCCAAAGCGGCGACACACGCGATCGACGGCATCATCAACCACAAGTACGATTTCGAGAAATTCGGGAACAACACCGTGCGGGTGCCAAAGCTCGGCGACCAGGACATGACCGGGGTGACGCTCCGCGCCGCGGAGCGGGTGCAGCAGAGCATCGACGTCGACCAACTCCCACCGATCCCGGGCAGCCCGGTGCGCACACCGGCCGAGCGCAAGGCGATCTGGCTCGAGGGCATCAAGAACGGCGGCTGGGCCAACAACGAGGACGACACGGGCATCGTCCTGATGGCGCAACTGCGCAACGGGGCAATGGTGCCGGTCGTGCGGGGCGACGGTACGCGCGTCTCGCTGATGTTCAGGGATGCGCCGGCAATCGCCAATTCGCCCGCCAATGTGATCAGCGGGCCGGCGATAGGCCAGATCGGCAACATCCGTTGGCCGTGGCAGCCTGCGCCGGCGCCCGTCGTGTCGGGCTCGCCCTACTGATGCCGGGGTTCTACTCCGGCCCGCCAGTCGGTTACGCCGCGCTGGAGGCCGAGGGCAGCGAGGCCGTGCCGCTCGCCCGTGGCGGGGTCTTCGCGCGGGGCATTGGCGAGGGGATCGCCGCCAACCTTGGCCCGCGCCTGTTGCGCGAGGCGGGGCGCGAGGCCGCCACCACCGGGGTCATCGGGGTCAACGAGTTGACCGGCGAGCCGATCACGGTCCCGCCGGAACCGGCGATGGACACCGACGCGGCCGAGCAGAAATACGGTATTGCCGGGCGCCTGAAATTCACCGCGCCGGTGCCGGAGTCGGTGGCGCGCGACCTGCACGAGCACCACACGGAGCAAATGAAGCGCGAGGCTGACTACGCCCGCGCCGAGCCCGGCGTCCTGACGACCGCCAATCGGTTTACCGCCAACCTGCTCGCCGGGTTTCTCGACCCGGTCAACCTGGCGGTCGGCATGGTCCCGATCGCCGGCGAGGCAGCCTGGGCAACGCGGTTTGTGCAGGCTGCATCAAGTGCTGTCGGCCGGGCCGGCGCCCGCGCGGTTATCGGCGGCATCGAGGGCGGCATCGGCCAGGCGGCGCTGGAGCCGCTCAGTTACTGGCTGTCGACGCAGGAACGCGACGACTACACGATGGCCGATAGCCTGCGCAACATCGCGCTCGGCACGGTCATGGGCGGCGGGCTGCACGCCGGGATCGGCGCCGTGGTCGACCGCGTCGGCGGCACGTACCGCAACCCGGTGGCGCGCGGTCTCGACGAGGCCGGACCCGATGTGCGTCACGGGATCCTCGAGGGTTCGCTCGGGCAGACGATCGCCGGCGACCGGGTCGATGTCAGCTCTGTGCTCGGCGCCGCCGACGCGATCCGCACCAGCCGGATGCTCGAGGGCGGGATTGCCGGCGATGTCGAAAGGAAGCTCGTCGCGGCGGGGCGCCCCGCCGACGAGGCGCGTGCCTCCGGCCGCATCTGGCAGGCGCTCTACGATACCCATGCCGAACGCTTCGCCGGCCGGCTCGGCACCGCAGAGGAGCTGTACCTGCGCGAGGGGCCGGACATCCTGCGCGGCGCGACCGAGGCGGCGACCCCAGGGGGGCGGGCAGCGGACCCGCTCGACACGCGCGCCCGGCTCGATGCGCTTGACGCCCAGCTCCGCGCGCTGGAGGTGGCGCACGAGGGCGCGACGACCGGGGCCGAGCGGGCGCCGCTCGCGGCAGAGATCGGACGGCTGACGCAGGAGCGGGCTGCGCTGGGGGCGGGGGCACCACCCACCGCACGCCCTGGCTATCGTATCGAGCCGGTTTCAGAACCGCCTGCTGATGCAAAGTTTCCTGGTCAGCCGCACAACTTGATCAATCCGCAAGGAGAGAAGATCGGCACGGCTTATATTACTAAGCATGACGACGGAACGGCGACACTGGACTGGGTTGAAGGTCCGGTTGCATCAAACTACGGAGCAAATAGAGAGGCCGCTAACACATTAGGCCCTCGGGCGATGCGCGATATCGCACGCAGTTATTTCGAGCAGAACCCTGACATTCAAAATATGACCGGCGAGCGCATAACCGGCGCACGCCGAGAGGCCAGACCGTGGCTGGCTGATAGCGATCCGGGTGAAATGGTGACCATCACCCGCGGACAAGCGCTCGGCCGCGCCTGGTTCGATCCGGCTGTTCAGGCTGAAGCAAAGGCGGCAGCGGCGCAACAGACAGCGGCACCGCGCGAATTGCGGCAGGAGGCGGCGCCGGCGGCTGCCGAAGCCCAGCAGCTGCGCAACCTCACCGTCCTTGACATCCTCGATCCGGCGACACCGTCCCGACGGCCGCGCTCGGCCGGTGTCGAAACCGTCGCAGCCGAGCTCGAGGCCCGCGGGCAGGCGGCGCTGCGGGAACTCGGGGTCGAGAGCGGCCGGATCACCGGCCCGGCGCCGGAAACCGACGCGATCCTGGCCCGCGCGATCGCGCTCGAGATCGCCGACGCGATGCAGCGCAGCGGCAATGCCGGCGACTGGTACACTGGCAAGATCACGGAGGCGATGCAGATCGCCTCGGCGATGCACCCGGAGCTGGCATACGACGACAACGCGCGGATGCTCTTCACCGCAGCGCTGGCGATAACCAGCCAGGGCGAGACGGTCGGCAGCAACGTGCGCCTCGCCGATCGAGCTTATCGTGCGTACAAGGAACAGGTCGCCCGCGGCATCAATCGGCCGGGCGTGTTCCCGACCGATGTCGTCGCGAAAAACGCGGCGTCGATGAATGCCAATTTTGGCAAGCTCAACCAGCTGCTCGACGACCTTGGGGCCGATGGAGCGCGCGAGTTCCTGTCGCGCGAGTTCACGGTGCGCGAGCTGGAGCGGCAGACCGGGGTCACAATCTCCGGCGAGAACAAAGACACGATGGTTTACGGGTCGGCCATTTTCGGGCCGAAAATCGGCAACGGGTTTTTCCAGAACCTCAACGGTAATTTTCGCCCCGTCACGATGGACCTCTGGTTCATGCGCGCGTGGGGCAGGCTCACCGGCACGCTGATTGGACTGAGCGAGGAGGCGGTCGAGAAGCAGCGCACCCGTTTTACCGACGCGCTGCGGGCGGAGGGGCGTCCCGTGCCCGACACGCACGCCGGCATCGCGGAGGCAGCCGAAGCCATCGAGCGTCAGCACGAGCGCGACTACCGGCGGCACCGCGCCGAGTTCGACAACGGCACGCGGGTCAAAAGCGAACTGAGTAAATCCGCGATTGCGCTGCAAAAAGGTCTGAGCGGGATCAACGAACAGCCCCGCACCGGCAGTCAGCGCATCTGGATGCGCTCGGTCGTCAATGGCGCCCGCGAGATCCTCGAGGAGCAGGGGATCAGGGTCACCAACGCCGACCTGCAGGCGCTGTGGTGGTATCCCGAAAAAGACCTATATGGGAAGATGGGCAGCCGCCCCTCCGAAGAGGTCAATGCGGACTACGCTGGCGAACTGCGTGCGCTGGCTCAGAGGCAGGGAGTAAGCGATGCAGAACTCGCACGGGCAGTGGGCGCCCTGGATTACCGACTCGGACCCGCCGGAGAAGCCGATGTCGCCGGCGCAACTCAAGAAGCTCGGGGCGGGAGCGGCCAAGTTGCTGGGCCGCAAACCTATTATCAGGGACAAGGACGGGCGGCCGATCGCGGAGACGCCGCCGCCGGAATACCTCCAGAAACCCGCGGCGGAACAGACGCAGGAGTAGCGCCGGCTCGCACCGTCGACGTCGGCGGAGAACCCCGCGGCAAGATAAGCCTGGCCGACCCGGTCGCCGGCACCCGCGCGCTGATCACCCTGATGCGCGATGCCGACGCCTCGACCTTTATGCACGAGACCGGGCATGACTGGCTCGAGCGCCTGGTCCGCGACGCCGCGGACCCGGACGCCCCCGCAGGCCTCGTGCGCGATGTCGGCACCGTGCGCGACTGGCTCGGCATCAAGGCCGGCGAGCCGATATCGGTGGAGGCGCACGAGAAATTCGCCACAGCTTTTGAGCAGTACCTACGCGAGGGCAAGGCCCCGACGCCAGCCCTGCAGAGCGTTTTCGACCAGTTTCGGGACTGGCTGGTAAAGATTTACCGCACGATCGCCGGGCTCGGCGAGCCGATCAGCGACGACATCCGGGGCATCTTCGACCGCATGCTGGCGCTCCCGGAGGATGCGCGGGTAGAGGCCACGCCGACCGGGGTCAGGGTCGAGGCGACACCGCCGGCTTCGCGCGCCGCAGCGCCCGCCATCGAGCGCGCGGCTGCAGCCGGCGAGCCGGATGGTCCGGTGCCGGCCGACACGCTCACTGAGATCAGTGCCCAGGCCGAGCAGCTAGAGCGGCTGCGGCGGGCGCCGGGCGAGGGCGAGGGCGAGGCGGTGCGCCCGGCAGCGGCGGTTGAGATCGAGGCCGACGCCGAGGCGCACGCCAACGCATTCGAGCGGGCCAGCCTGTGCGTTACGGGGGGCTATGCGTGATGCCGTCGGCCTCCTCACGCCGCGCGGCGTAGGTGTCGGTTCTCGCGCAACAGTTCCACGATCGTTTCGACGTAGCCCGGCACGTAGGCGCCGGGCTTGAGCTTTAGCCACTTGTAGACGGTCGATGGATTAACGCGGCACTCGACGGCGAAGGCGTAGCCGCTGAGACCGAGTTCGGCGAGGGCGGCGCGGAGTTCGGCGGCGGTCATCGCCCACTCCCTCGCATCTTCCTTCTTGCCACCTCGCTTCGTATCTTTCGCATCATTGATATTTTATCGCGCTGCTCGCAGATGCCGATGTCAACCAGCATGTCCACAATACCTTCCTGCCTCTCCACCTCTGCCGTCACCTCCCGAAACTGCCGGTTATCTTCAAACTCCCTGACGGTTACGACAGCGCAATAATTACGCGTGCATCGACCATCGGCGCACAGCTCCCCGGTATCGGGGCAGGCGAATGCCCTTGTCATCGTGTCTCTCCTGTGTGCGGGCGAGGGCGGCGCGCAGTTCGGGTCCAGTCATGTGAACAGCTTTCGTGTTTCTGCCGGAACCGTGCGCCTGATTGTGGCCTAGCGCGTGCCGTATGGCGGCAAGAGTTGTTGCAATCGCATGCTGTTCATCTGGTCCTCCATATCACGCATGCGACGGTCAGTTTCGTACTGTAAATCTTTCATCCGATGTTCGTTCTGCTGCCGCATCATACGAACTCGATGTTCCTGCTCATCGGCACGAATTTTTATATCATCAATCTCCTGGCCTATCGCATAACTGCTAAAGCTCTGGGCAAATGCCGGCGCTGTCACAAGTAACGCCGCACCAAACGCTATCGCCTTTAAGGATTTCATTGTACTGTCCCTTCACGGTTAAGCTTTCGCGCTATGTCGGCAAGCATCGTCTCGATGCGATCGAGTCGGGCGCCCAAGTCGGTAAGTTGGGCCTCAACCTTGCCTTGGAACAATCCGAGCGATGTTCCAAGTTGCCGCACCAGCACGTCACGCTCGGCGCGGCGGTCCTGGCGGTCCACGTCGGCCGCGAATTTGATGTCGCGAACGTCTTTTTGCAGAGCCTCGATACGAATACCGAGAATAGTGAAATCGGGATCGGGCATTTGTGCTCCTGTTGACCAGACAGATGTAGGCCGCACGCCTATAGGCCGCAAGACACTATCGTTTCGGATTTGAGCTAATCGGGAGCACGCATGCCACTGCAGGACTGCATCTCGGAGATCGTCACCGCATCAGGTGGGCGCATCGACGAGGCCGAGGCTGAGCGGATGCTCAATGCCGTCGTCGACCGCGCGAGGCGCTACGAGCGGCGCATGTCGCGCGCCGAGGCCGCGATCAAGGCCGGGCGCGACCTCGCCGACGAGGCCCGCATCGCCGCCGCCTACAACAGGCGCGATGCGGCGCTGAACGCGCTGGTGCGCGACCGGCTCGATGCCCGCGTGACGCCGGGCAAGGAGGCAGAGGCGGTGCGCGCGATCCTCTCCGGGGTCGAGGGAAGGGGGCGCGGGCTCGCCGACTCGATCGACGCCGAGGCGCACGCCACCGCAGGCCGGCTCGTTGGCGGGGTCGTCGCGGATTTGCGCGAGGCGGGGCTCCT